AAAATATTATGATTTGTATAAATAAGAATTCCATTATTTCCAAGTTTTTTTTGTGATGCAGTTATGAATTGTTGTTGAATGACAATTATATTTCTTAGCTAACATATTTAATGTTAAATAACTTTTTTTAACATATTCTTGTCTTATCACTTTGCATGCTTCCAACGATAACTTATTATAAGACCTTTTGCGTATATTATCTTCGCATGTAACAAGTTCAAGGTTCTCCAACCTATTATCTGTTTTATCCTCGTTTATATGGTTTATTTGCATGTTTTCAGGTATGGGTCCAATAAACTCTTCCCATACCATTCTATGAACATACTTTGCTGTTACAGTTCCATTATCATACATCTTTATTTGTTTGTATCCGTCTGATTGAGTATACGGATTTAATTGGTATCCATTCTCATTAAATACCTCTCCTTTTTTAGTTACTGAATAATTCATTTTGTATTTATTTAATAGTTTATACCAATAAATACTTCCGAACTTGAAAAAAGCCAGAAATATAAAAAAAAATATTTAATAATATGAAAAGTAATAAAACTATTAATTTAAATCATATGTTCCGTGATAGGGGGACAATATCATTAGATGATTATATTATGGTAAGACAATTCTTTATTAATATTGGATATGATACCAGTAAAAATATTCATAATCAATTTTGTAAAAAGTATAATTTAGATTGTTCTTATAATGAAGATAGAATATAACATTAATAGGCATACCTACTCTATTTAATGAACCCTCATTATTTGACAACCTAATCTAATTATTACCCCCTCCCTTATACATTCATATCCACTGTATAAGTTGTTAGTTAAGTAGCTTTTCTTTATTCACTCTTAACCAGTAATAATCCTCTATATACCTTTTCATTTGTGGAATGGTTCATTTCGGTATTATGGTTGTCAGTAGGACGACATTGCCATAAAATAGAGTTTGTTAAGTCATTACCTTGAGATTGTTATAGTGATGTCGGCACTTTTAGAGGTCAGGTAAGTTAACACCCCTGTTATATGTTGATAAATATATGATTGTTAAAAAAAAGTTTGAATAGTTAATTATTTTTTTTTAATATTAAAATAAAAAAAACTATGGCAAATTATAACAAAAGACACTGGCAACACACAAAAGAATTTGAGAGAGAGTTAAATACACCTACCAATAAGGTATTCCAACCATTTAGAATGAGTGATTGTATAATGATGATTGGAAAATATAAAGGACAACACTTATCTATTGTTCCAAAACATTATTTAAACTGGTTATTGAAAAATTATAGAGGACTATCAATTGGTGCTAAACAACAAATAAAAAAATTTATTTAACCTACTTGATACTTTTTTTGTTTTTGTGTATATTTATAGTATATAAACTATTAAACATTAAAAATTATGAGTAATTCAAGAAAAGAAGCATTTAAAAGAATGCAACAAATCAAATCACAAAAAATTGGTACTACTACCATTATTACCCCTCAACCAAGAAAAAGAAAGGTTAAACAAGATGAGATGTATGCGGAGATGGTAGATAGGTTTTGGAATGATGTTGAGAACAAAATGATTGACCTTTCAAGATGGAATGGTGAGGGTTCACCTTGGCTATACAGAGAATTAGTTGACTAAAGTCTTCCATATTAAAGTTAACTAATGTGGGGAGGTATAAGGAGCCTCCCCTTTCTTTTGCATCAACTTTTATTATTATTATATTTGTATATGATGTTGGCACGAGAGGGGGAGGTTTTCATTTGATGTTTAATAGTTTCTTTTTAATTTATTCCCTCCCCCTACTCTTTTTTTTTTACTCATTTATTCCGTTTATATATGCCAACAAAAAAGACCTTCCTAACGAGGAGGGTCTTTTCTTTTTAATTCATTCTCAATTTGTATTATTCGTTGTTCTAATTTTTGTATCTTTTCTTTTAATGTATTTTTGTTGATATCTTTTTTCTCAATTATTCTTTTTGTATATGACATTTTATTTTATTTAATTCATCGGATTTGGATTGTCTGGTAGATTGTCTCCACATCCATATTTCTTTGGAATATAGATACCGTGAAAATAAGGGTTATTTTTATTTGGCATCATACCATCAACACCAGGATTTAAATACTCAGGGAATTGTTCCTGATTATCTCTCAAGTATTCTCTTGTTCTTTCAGCATAAAACTGAGCTGTGTCTTGAACTGACCCCCTAACATATTTCAAAGAAGTCAAATCAGTTGATGTTGACTCTTCACTTGTTGGTGTTAATACAGCTTTGTTTTTAATCTTATAATTTAATGAGGGGAATGCAAGATACACAGCATAGTTTGCTAATGTTGGTGCAATATAATCATTTAATAGTGTTTGATAATATCCCCCTATTGTATCATTAACAATCTTATCTTTTAATGTATTATAAAAATAAGTTCCAAGGATTTCTTGAATATATATGTCTTGAGCCTGAACTACAAATGGTGTTAGTTCTTGTGGTTCAACGTTGTCGTGTACCGCAGTTAATCTTTTTAATCTTGCTTCTGATATAAATAATACGTTGCTCATTCTTCTATGTTTTGTTCAAAATCTAATGTTGATGGAATTACTTTTATTGATACATTAATTCCCATTCCTCTTAATATCTTTCCAAAGTTTTTATTAATGGTTTTTTGTTTTGGTTCAATAACGGTAGACATATAATGAACATATGCTACCTCCATTTCTTGTGCATTATTTCCTAAACCACTTGACCCCTCAACTGTAAGTCCCACAAGTCTTGGTGAACTGATACGGTGTGCAGATAAGATACGACTTGCAATCCTCGTTTCTAAGACCACATAATAGTCATCGTTAGCACTATCTATGGTTGATATCTGTGGAGCTAATTCTTGACCCTCTGAGAACGTTAAGAAGAGTTTCCCTGCGTTCTGTTCAGATGCAAATGCTTCATTTAAATCTCTATGTAATGTTCTCATCTCATCAGGACTTGGTTCACCATTTGGAAAGTTGATGATGAGACCTGGACTCATTCCATTAGAGATATTAGAATTATGATAAACAGATATTCTACCATCAAGGTTAATATCGTTGACTGCACCGATATAATCAGGTAGAGGATATAAATCAACACCCGGTGAATATTGGTAGCAATAATAGATTTGTGATGCGTTATCACCTCTTGTATTTGTTTTGTCATAGGTTGGATATTCTATTGGTTTGTATTTTCTTGTATTGGCCCAATTTGAACTATAGTAATAGTGTGTAACCTCATCGTCTTCGTTTAACTTTCCACTTCTTACCTTATCAAACGGTAGATGATATATTTCAGCAATCTTATCACCCCCTCTTGACCATATAATATTTAATGAGAACCCCCCATATAATAAAAAGTCATAACTAATTTTTCTGTATATATCATCAATAGTTTCGTCATTTCTATTAACGTATGTATCACCAATCATTTCAATACCTTCTCCTACTAATGCGTCCAATTGTGAATTAACACACGTATTATGTATTGCACTTGACTGATACAATTCAATTAGTTTTTGTGGGTATAAGTTATCTTCTCCATAACTGACCCAATCTTTACCTCTTACTTCTCTGAATACTGGCAAATCAATTGCCGATAGATTAAGTATTTTAATATTTTTCATCCTCTATAATATATAAATTCTGCACCATCTTCTTGTGGTCTGGTGGCTTTATTGACATCATATGATGTATCACTCCAATCATTTATTACTTTACATAACTCAGTCGCTATTGGATTTGTAATAATAAAAAATGAATTTGTTGCTCTAAGTTCTAAAATATAATAACCTGATATATCTTCTTTATTTATTTCACTTGGTAGTGGTTGACCAAATCCATTAATACTATTCTTATCCCAACTAAAACTAACATATTGGTCATTATCATCAACCTTGGTTAGTTTTATATAAAATATACCTCCTTCCCATAAAGGTTGAAAAAGACTAAGTGAATTAGTCAAATACATATTAGAATATTGGTTTCTAAAATACAAGTAATATTCATCTGAATTATAATCTACACTACTACTTCCTTTTCTAAAAACAATATTTTTACTATCATCTGCAAAGTTAAATACCATATTTGCTCTGTTTTTACAACCTTAAATATATTTTATGCATTAATTGGCAAAGAAAAAGGGGAACACTACATTCCCCCATTTCATATATATATAATTCTGAGTTTAGCTAATGCTCAACTCATACATAGGTTGCGGAGACAACCCTGTTACTTCAATAGTGACACCTGAACGGTCACCAAATGCGGTACCTGTTTCACCGGTACTAGCGGTTACTATTGCACCTGAAGTATTACCTAAAGTCCAAAATCTATCATTCGCATCTTTTATAACAACGACAAGTCTCGTGTTTTGACCCAAGATGTTGAGAGTGTTTAATTTCTCACCTTCTAAGGTGTTAACTATAAAACTAAGAACTTGTGTGTAGAAAGCTGTTCCGTTTTCCTCACTAAACGCACCAGTCTCAGTAAGAGACGCAGATTGTCTTGGTTGTTGGAATTCAAACATACCACTACTTGTTAAGTCAGCTACAGATGTAATATTGATTGTACCACCTTGAGCGGTCAATGCTGTTGCAACACCTGTAGTTGCTGTGATAGATATGTCTTCACCTGTTGTTGAGCCAATATAGACCGACTTAACACCACCAAGTGATGAACGACAATCTAAAGTTACTCCTGTATTTAAAACACACGCCATATCTATTATTTTTTAGTTCTTAGTTTATTAGAGTTCAGCTGAGAATAAAGATGGTTCGCTAACAGCAATACCTAATCTCCATCTCATCAAACCTCTCATTTCATCGTTATCTTGTGAGTACCACAATCTGAATTGCTCAAAGTCAGAAGTCAAGTCAGTTCCCATAAACAAAGCTGAAGATGGTCCCATATACTTCTTATTACTTCCTACCAATCCTGATGATGCAACTGCGCGAACCTGTGTACCTGGTACGTAGATTTCAGTTGAACCTGGTTCAATATGGTAGTAATTCTCTTGAGTAATACCTAAAACTAAC